TCATGACGCCTGTCGTATGGTTTCCAACGTAAATGGTATCTTCACAAATAGCGATCAGTTTATAATTGCCTCCTGTTGTGTACATTCTGAACGTCGAGTGAACAGCCTTCCCTGCCTGCATCTCGGTATCGTTGTAGTAAACCAACGGATCGCGTTTAATCAACGCACCTGGTTCGTTCTCAAATCTTAAATTCTGAGACAGCACAGAATGTTCCGTGGACAGTTCGTTGTCTTCAACCTTGTTGTTCATACCAACGAACTTCTTAATACGCCATTCTTGTACAGAACTGGATAATGTCATTACCTGATATTCCTATAGTTCTTCATTGTGATATCCGGGTCTTCGCGCAAGGCTTCGTATTCTTGAAGTCTTCGATAATATTTAGTCCACATATCATTGCCCTTGTCCCCCCATCCTCGTTGGATGTATCCATAGGCCGTGATAAAATCAACCATAGCCAGCTGTAATTCAAACGGAATGCCAGCAGGTGTAGATGAATCAGATGTTATCGGAGTATAGTTTTCAGCATAAAAAATCCTAAGATAATCCGAACCCGCATTGGATGTGTTTGGTTTAACGTACAATCCAAACAAGTCTTCATCGTAATCCCAGTAAAACTTCGTTGGAGTTCCAGACGTTGCACTCATCCAACCCTGATGAAGCTGATTTAATTCAGTCCTGTTTGTTAAATCAAGCTCCTGCCAGGTAGTTCCATCCATCTTGATGTACGCTTCAAATACCCAAACGGGATTTGAAATGATAGAGGAGAGAGTGTATTCGGCCTGTTCGGCTATAGTATCTGTATAATTATTCGTACGAATACACTTTGCACGGCGGGCGACGTCATACCCTGCATTGTCGAAATAAGTGTTCAACTCTGCGTCCGTCCAAAACGATGCAGTAGTCTCTCCGAGATTCTTCCGAGCTAATGCTCTGATCTCTCCTCTATTCATAACTCCTCCTTACAACTCGTCAATCGTAACGGGTTCTTCTGATTCGTCAGGCCCGTTGCCTCTCCACGAATCGGTAGCAATGATCCCGAACAGATTGAACAAGTGTTTACCTGAAGTCTTCGGGCCAACCCCAAAGATACGCTTGGGTCTAGTCTGAATCTCAAGGTCGTCAAGGATGTCTGCCACAGCAACCTTCGCGTCTTCAGCTTCCATCAGCTTCCAATCCAACGCTTGGATGATGACATTCATCTTGGCCTGTGCAACAACATGCGGAGCTGTATCAGATAACGTCAAACCACCAATCGACATCTGTGCAGTCTCGGTTCCAGACGGAGCAGCGAAAGCAACATGAGTAGGAAACTGAAGCTGATCCTCGAACTCTTGAGAAACATTGACTTCAGCCTGACCTTGGTTACCTTCATTCTTATTCAGATTACCCTGCATCTGGCCCTGGGCAGCAAGAGCAACTTGAAGCTGACCCTGTGCTTGACCCTGTGCCTGTTGCTGTTTCTGTTTTTGATCTTGATCGTTGATGCCAATTTGCCCTTGCTGTTGCTGCTGGTCGAGGTTTGTAGAGTTGTCCTCATACAAAGCACCCATCGACACAGGAGCGAAAGCCAGAAGCAATGCCAACAAAATCGAAGTTACCTTCATGCTCCGTTCTCCTTCTTGGTTAAAGGACAGCAAAGAACTGTCCCGTGTTGTAAGTCAGCGCGGGATTTGGTTCATACGTTATCGGCTGACCAGTTAAACCGTTGATATAAACGATTTTTATTTCTTCTGGACGAAGATGTCTTGCGAATATAGCAACATCGTCAACTGAACCATCAAGCTCCTGGTTCAAACCAACAGGATTTCTTCCAAGTTCAAAATTGTTAGCTGTGTTGGTTGCATTAGATGTCGAAGCAGTAAGATCACGACTCACAGAATTAAAAACAATGTCAATGCTCGCTCCTGTGTAAACACCGCAGTAATGACCCCATACCCCTACAGTAGCTACTCCTCCACCAGACTCAGCCTCGACACTTCCAACGGAAGCATTTACCGCAAGCGTGCTGTTCATCCTCAACCCATACGACTGGTTGGTCACACCCTTATCAACGATACGCATCGTGACAGCAGACTCTGGCCTCATCCATGCCAGCATTGTAATTTGATAGCCAAGATCAAGCTGAGATTGAGCAGCGTCTGTGATGTACGCGTACTGCGTTGACCCAAGCTCCATATCAGCTCCGCTTCCTACTTTACCGATGACTTGGACTGGACTGTTTACTGTAGTCAACGTATTCCTTCCCATGTAGTCCGTATACGTTGCAGGGTTTGTGCCAGAAGAAGCAGCCGAATCAGTAAACGTAGTAGAAGCATCAGCTCCTTCACAATGAAGAAGCAGAGCCGTGTAGTCGTCTGTCGAATACGCGCTTGTTGGAACTGAAAAATCATTATGCCAACGAGCCGTTGTTGAAAACCGGATCTCATCCATATGACCGGAAAAGACATCCGTTCCTCCTACGTTTGCTCCAATCCTCCAATCGTTCACACCTGTCATGACGGCTGTATTTGAAACATCGGTACCAAGCTGCACACCGTCAACATAGAGTCTGGCCGAAGCACCTACCCTTGTTGCGGCTATGTGATACCAAGTGTTTACAGTAGGAGTCCAAGCAGGTTCCATAACAAGCACATTCATGATCTCAAAGCGGAGCGTGTTGATGTTATAGATAACAGCTATCTCATCATCGTTGCATCGAAACAGGTTTCTTGTATTTGAAGTAGAACCTGTCGCAAAACGAACCCAGAAATCAACTGTGAAATCTCCCGTGCCTATATAATTCAAATCTGGATGGGCAGATATAGCGATATAGTCTCCTGTCCCGTCGAACAAAGCAGACGATGATCCGAATTTGAATTGATCCGTATCTATCTGAGCATCTCCAACAGCAGTCACGGTCTTCGGCTTTCGTTGATCATCCAACTGCCAATACGAAACAAGACCCAACTGCTGGATAGCAAAGGCAGACGCGAGATTCTTGACCTCATCCGTACTTAATGCGTATCCTTTCCAAATCGCCAGGTCAACAATCCTACCTGGCCAACGATTTCCTCCTCCTGTTTCGTTAGCACCGATATAAACCGTGCCTGTGTAATTAGCGCAACGATTTGCATCATCACCACCAGAAGCAGTATCATCAGCACCGTCAACATACAGTCTCCATGCGTCACCGTCTTCGGTGACAGCAACGTGGTACCATGTGTTGGCTGCAAAGGTCGTTTTACCAATCACGTCCACAACCTGAGAACCTCCCTGCCATACACGGAAGTTCAGCTTACCGCTGCCATCCAACAGGAAATACATGAAGTTGCTGCCGTCTGTAGCGTGGGCAAGAATTCCGTCCAAGGTACCGACTTCGCTCTTGACCCAAGCAGAAATCGAGAACACACCTCCAGAGAAATCAAACACGGTGTTGTCGGCTGATGTGAAATAGTTTGTCGTTCCATCCATATCAGGGCCGACAGCTTCAGTAAAACCATCTGACGATGCGGTAGTTCCAACATCTGTCAAATGTACTGAACCTATTGAATCAGACCGAGTGACTGCACCTACACCCGCTGAATACTCATTCATCTTCCACCATGCAGAAGGAGCAACAGAAACATTGTTCGGTCTGTAAGATACAGAAGAAAGATCAACTCCCATCGCAAGTGACTTTATCTGAACTGGAGTCAAAATCGTATTCCAAATTGCAACGTCCTTCATGTATCCATCAAACTGGTTGCTGCCTGGATACGATATGGTAAAGTCCTGAGCATTGTCTGTTGGTGTCGTAGACTGTGCGAGAACCTCCCACAAGTTACCGTTAACGTAGTAATACAGAAGGTTGTTTGGATCATCAAACGTAATAGCTATGTGATACCATCTATTGTTTGATAACCCAGGAGTGTACGTTGATTGAACCTGGGAAGCGTTATGATAAACGCTGATCTCTCCGGCAGTATTGACGTAGATCAACAGCCCTGTCGTCCCGTTTCCCTTGCTAATGAACGTATCGTCACCAACCATACTCTGTGGACGAATCCATCCAGCTACGGTATAGGTTCCGTTCATCTCAAGTCCGGTCTGAGAAGCATCTGTTATGCTTAACCACTCGTTATTACTTGAAACAAAAACTGAAGTGTTCCCTCCAAAATACCAGTAGTCTCCAGTCGAAGCTCCGACTGTATTGTTGTCAGTCAAAGTGTTCCCATTGCCGGACGAGTCAGGTCTGTTACCGCTTGCGTTCAGCTCCCAATATCCCTGAAGACCTGTCGGGATATCTATCGGTTTGAAATGTGCTGGCCCTGCCATGATGGCCTCCTTACGCTATGTTGGTTGCCCAGGCAACGATGTTCCAGCTAGTGCCGTCATAAAAAGCACCGAACGCATCCACTTCGTTGGCTCCGGTAGAAAACGTTGGAGAGCTGGTTATCTCAGACGAGAACTTCCAAACAGCGTTCCAAGACGTGATGGAATAAGCATTCCCACCGGCATCCTGCTGCATCCGGCAAATAATCTTCTGGCCGGTCGTTGGATTCGTCGGAGCATTCAACGTTGTGTTGCCGCTGAATGTAATCGTCCAGTAATCGCCATCGCTGGCATCCGGTGTGACACTCGTTCCACTCAACGCTTCGTTAGCAGCCGCAGTACCGTTCTGAAAAACAATACTGCCTGCTCCTTTAGAAGCCAGAGAAAGATCAATGTCAGTATCGTCCCCAGCAGCAGACACCACAGGGGCGTTACCAGTAGCAGCGTTAGTAATGTTAATGTGGTTGACCGCAGAACCGGTCTCGGTAAATGTAAGGAGTTCAAGGGTTCCGTCACCGATTGCGTTTCCGTTGATATCAAGCTGTCCTCCTAGCTGCGGGGTGGTGTCATCAAGAAGATCGGTCATGAAACCAAGGTTCGTCTTTGCGGTAGCCGCATCAGAACCTCCGGTTCCGCCGTCTGCAACAGCAACGTCCGTACCGCCGACCCGATAGATATAAGCCGTGCCGATAGTCACAGCCGTTGGGATGTCTGTACTCAACGATGGAACGTTGGAGCCGTCCGTCACGAGCAGAGAGCTGGCTGCTGCCGTGATAGTTCCAAACGTATTCGCTGCCGATGCGTACAGCAGTTCGTATTGACCGATTGCAGACAGGCCAGTACCTCCATCCGTAACGGCCACATCAGTACCACCAGGCACATAAATGCCGGTAAGACTGGAGCCGTCACCGGTGGGAGTGAGATAATCCGTTCCGGCTACGGCTGTTGAAAGCACACCAGTCCCGTTGGTTACCTTGACAACTCCTGTTGTCAACGCCGACAACGGCTGTTCGTTTGGCAACGACGCGTTACCAGTTTGAGTTATATAAGTTGCTTCTTTTGGTGCATACGTTCCGATGATATCAACAGACATTTTATTCCTCCTTAGGCTTCTTCAATTCCAAAAAGATGAAAATTAACATCTCCGTTCGAACTTTGAACCCAAACACGATCAGTCGCCGCCAACGTTATTCCAACGGTTAAGATCACGGTTCCTGAAGGAGGAACATTGATGTCGCATATTTGTTTGTCTAATGTAGATGCAACACTACCAGGATCAATTCTAACTTTCGCTGTATCAGTATTAGACGCGTCTGTATTGTGGATTATTATCGACGATACCGTTGCTGACGTAGCCGCTGGGACGGTATAAACAGCCGCCTCGACAGCTCCAGCCGGTGTAGCTTGTCCTAAAACTTTCGGGGTGATTGCCATTACATACCTCCTAATGCGTAATCAAAATGTCGGATTGGTGAGTTCTGTACGTCAGCAGCTGCCGACGCAGCCTGCCAAGTCACAACCCCTGATCCGTTCGTTGTCATTACATATCCGTTTGACCCGTCAACTGATGGCAGGGAATAATTTCCGTTGATGTTCACGCTTACGAATTGCGGTGTATCTGTCGTATCAATGCCTTGCGGCAAGTCTCCGGTCAAAGTTCCAGCCACATCATCATAAGTCCATGTCAACGGGCCTACCCCATCCTGAATTAAAGCCGCTACCCAGTCCTGTACCTGCTCCTGAGACACGGCATCCATGTCCCCATACCTGATCTGATTGGATTCAAAATGAAAATAAAGAACCTTATTGTCAGCTATGTTACTTTCATCAATCTGCTTCGATCCTACGATAAAAGGGTTATGCTCCACGCTTGAGGTATGCACAGCAAGGTGTGCCGTTATTGCCGCCGCAGCCGTCCCAGCGTCCTCCTTGGCGGATAACAGGGTATCGACCTCACTCTGCTGGTAATAACGGGTATCATGGTCTCCAGAGGCAGGGTGGGCCGCTGCGGTGAAGCTAGACGCGCTATAACCGGAGTCTTGCAGGTCTCCGGCACCGTCTAGGGATGCAAAATTACTTGCGACACCTGCCACGCTGCCGAGGAAGTCGCTTGCTTGATAACCGGAATCAACGATAACACCGCCTTGGTACATAAGGAGATAACCGTTAGCCCCAGCCACACTACCAACTTTGCCAGCAAGACTAGCATCAACAGCATCGAGCCGAGCAGTAACATCTGGATAACCACCTCTAGGATTAGTTCCGAGTTCTGTTGCGAGTGCCTCGATCTCATCGTTCACGCTCACATGTAGTTCGGCATGAGCCGGACTTGTTAAGTAATCCGTTGATATCGGATCATTAAGACTGGGTATACCTGCGGGATACGTTGCCATTTCTCGCCTCCTCTTTATCAAACGTATAAGAACCACAAAACGGACAACCACCCGTTATTGTAAAGTCATTCTGACGACCGTTGTATGTCGTCCCTGTACCGTTGTAAGCGGTAGAACTGCTGTTATAGGTCAGCGGGTCAGGGTGGCTTATGCCCTGACCCGCCCTAAAGCCGTAGCTCGCTCGCGCGTGTCGATCCATGTTCACCGTCATACCGCACCGTCCACACTTCACATACCTGTCGTCACGAAATGCTGAGACATCCCTGTTCCTTCCGTAATGCACAGCCTTCGATGGAACTCTCATATCACCTCGCCAGGTCTATGAGCATGGCCGGAGGAATCGCAGCCGATGCACCCATGAGAAACTCACACATCTTCCATGGGAAATACTTTGCCGTTGCTTTGATGTTGCTGAACGTAAACGATGTTCCGTAAACAACCATCGGAACCAGGGACAGGAACAGGCTAGTTGCAACCAACGCCAGAGGAATGCCAAGGGTGACGCAAGCCAGCCCATTCAGCAGTCCAAGAATCCACATCCATACCCAGTTGAACCAATGGTCGTTCACTCCATTCCCGATCAGACTGACCGGAAGCGTGGCGAGCAGCAGATAAGCCGCAAGTATCGCCAGTATCCACCAGCTCCAGCCTATGAAGATCAGGTATGCCCCTGCTATTACGATAGGAGGCAGGAATCTCCCGATTGCTTTGTTCCATGTTCCACCTATCATCCTGAATAACGCAAGGACTGGAACCATAAACCAAACGACTTCGTTGTCTGATGCCGTCAGCCAAGCCAACGCCAACATTCCAACGAGAGCCAGTCCAGCGATCCATGTCAGTATCCGTTGCCAGTCCATGTTATCCCTCGATCTTCACATCCATGATTTCTTTGAGGTAATAATCAGAGAAACAATGGTATGTGTGTTCTCCATCCTCCACGATCTTGTAATCAACGTCCGTGATAGGATGAATCGTTGTTGGTTTGAAAAGGCTACAACCTCCGCACAGCATCAAAGTAGCTGTTAACAGCAGAACGGTCACGCTTCTTGATGCCTTCCTTTGCTCTTTCAAGGTATGCCTCCTTCGCTTTCCGTTTCTTCGCATCCTTCTCGAATTTGTTTTGTAGTATCATGATGATCAGCTTTATGACCGACCCAACGATAGCTACCCAACCCATCACAGCCACCCGAATATCTTGGGAAACTTGTGTTTCAAGAAGTTTGTCAAAGCCGCAATCAATCCAAATACGACAGCAACCAAAGCAAGCTGTTGTTCTGGAGTGATCTCGATCCCTGCATTCTTCGCAAGAAAGGATGCGAGGACAGCCACAGCACCGGCTATGATGCCCCTGATTCCCTTCTCCAAAGTTTTCTGTATGCTAAAGCTCATCTCATACCTCCTGAATATCGCTCGCTTTAATCCGTCAAGATGCCACCGGATGTGCTGCGGCCTCATGACCATTACCACCAGATGAAGGTATATCTCCTGAAACCTGTTCACGTCTTTTTATTTCATCCCTTAAAAGCTGAATGTTCGTTCTACAGGTTTCAAGTTTCAATAACTCATCGTAAGCAGTTGACTTAAGCTCCTGTACCGTCCACTCTTGTAGCGGTTTCATTTCTCCCTCCTCAGACGTTCAACGCTGGAGCATGTGGGGTCGCCAGGATTCAGTTGCCGTTGAAGTTGTTTCCAACGTTGAATGTCAGGCGTGTTTCTTTGTTCCCACATCATGTGCTTGCGAACAGCTCCAGGGTAACGCTGAGGCAATTCCATCTCCGCACGGGTCGGCATACCATTCGTAATCTTTGATTCCAACTCGGCAGCTTCTCTTGCCATTTTATCCTTCTGCATTCCAGTAACACGCCCTGGACTCCCAGCACGAATGGCCTCATCCAACGCACGCTCCTGTCTCTCAAGAGCAGCCCTGTCTGCACCAGATGCCGGTGTTCCTTGACCATACTGTTCCATTCCTTGTCCATCCAACGTTGCACGGGTTTCGGAAATCTCGCGCTTTTCATCACGGAGATTCGCCAACTCTTGCTCTGATAGGATGTGTTTTTTTTGTCCTCGTACCATGTTCCTACTTCCTTTCTTGTTGGGGGAGAAACTGGTATAGCCGCCCCGTCTTGTTTAATGGGCCAGATGATTTAAGTACGCAACCAACAATCCTACCGTTGTTGACGATAGAAAAGCGAGCATGGCTGCGACTGTCCAAGATGGCCTCCCTCTTGAAATCCGTTCTTTGATCCAATGTATTTCGGTTTCACAATGCTTCAAATGGTTGTTGAGCATCTGCTCCATGAGGGTTTCCATTTTAGCCACCCTCTCTTTCATTTCAGTCCATTCATCAACCGGAATCTCGATATACCCTTTCGCCGCCATCTTTTTCCTCGCTCTGTTACGCATATTCCTTCTCGGTTAAAAGATATCTGTCCGTCCCGATTGTGACGAACTGAATTATTCTCCAGCCTTTATTGCCGTAGTTGTCGTTAAAATACGTTTCGACCTGAGATGGTGTATAGGCCGTCACGTTCACAATGGCAATCTTGCACTTTACCGTTGTACCCTGAGATTGATCAAGAGTTCCCATATCAAACTCCGTACTGGATAAACCAGACCGTTAGATCACCGCTTGATGGTGACGAACTGCATTGAGCTGTCATTCGCATATAAGGAAAATATGATTCACAGGTCTGGTAGGTATCGGTATTCGTTGTTACATCAAACGAGCTGCCGACATTAAACCAGTTGGTGCTGCCGTCTGCTGATGCTTGACATTGAAGGGTCACGGTTTGATCCAGATGGTTGTGAATGATGATTGTCTTAAGCTGAAAATCATAATTCTTGATTATGGTACCAGTTGCCAAACTGGTATCCCTGATCGCCTCTGCATCAAATGTCTTTTCGCTATTAACCTTCGCCATCAGATTCGTTCCTTATACATAACCATATGCGTCACGGTAGTATTGGCTCCAGTCGCCTTCGCCAAAACCCTGAAGCCTGTCGTAAAACCGATTGCCTCATAAGGGCGATACCGAAAATTCTTATTGGCTGTTTCAGTCCATATCGGTGTCGTTCCGCTTGTCAAAGCCAATGACGACCCAAGGTCGCCCATCGTAATCCTGATACGCTCGGTTCCGTCAATTTCAATAGCCACCTCATAGTTGGATGTTGTTGGATTCGTAACGGCAACGAATGTGAGAACTCCGTCACCTGTGTATGAATCCAATACGGTGTCCGATGCCGAGGTCAGCGTGTCGCCTGTCGCATCATAGTTCGTCTTAAGCTGATACCGAGTCGGAGATTCGTTATTGACGATGGTTGCGTTCGCATCAACAGGAACCCGATAAATCATATCGGTCGAATCGTACACCATATCAATCTTCTGAGTATTATCAGAAGCCGAGTGCAGCGATACGTCCTTTGAATAATCGTTTATATCAGCCATCTTTCTCAACCAGCTTCTTCAGCAAGTCCCGTATTTCAGCCAGGATGCCCACAGAAACAAGAGGGGCGTTGCCATGATCGACTCGGATTCTGCTGGGACTTTGAGTAGGCTCAACGCCTTTAGTGTCTCTGACTTGTTTCCCTTTTCCCAGTCGATTATTGGACATACGCCCCTCCGTTTTACATATTAAAAGTTGTATTTCGTTCTCAAATACAACTCATATGTTGTATTAGACCTCTCGGCCTATGATGGTTGAGTACACATCAGTCGCAGCACCTTGACGGTTCGTGCGAATCACGCGTACTGTACCGGTTGATGTTACAGGAACCTCAACGGGCGGATCGAAGAACAACTGTTTGGTGTCCCCCTGCCTGTCCGTCAAGAAACCGACAGCCACCGTTGCCAATGAAGCCAACGGGCCGGTCTGAATTTCCACTTTCACGTTTCCAGAACCCGACCATATGACCGAGTCCAGCAGAAACGTGGCATTCGTTCCACTACCAGTAACCGTGTAGTCATGGTTGCTGGTACCCAACGATGCAACACCGGCAGCCGTGTCGTAGTCATGCACCTCACCGGAACTCAACGCTCCGCTGACAATGTTGACATCCAACGAGCCATCGCTGTTGACTTCCAAACGTTGACTGTCTGTCGTTGCATCAGCAATCTCGATAATCAACTTCCGGTCAAGGGTCATTCTCGGAATACCGATATCACCCTCATCGACCAGATCAGTTGCTGTCTCGTCTGCCAAGGCACCGATTGCCAGCACGCTGTCTGTTGCGACAGTAAAAGCTGCATCATCAACCTTCTCAGAGAGAAGGTCAACCGTCAGCGATCCACCGCCGTCAGTCACGGTCACGGTACCATCCACCGTGATGGAACCACCACCGTCTGTCACAACAGCGTTGATTGAACCATCAGCGTTGATATCCAACGAATCGGTACCGTCGGAAATGCCGCTGATACCGACCGTCCATGAACCGGACTGAGTTACCGCAACAGTCCCTGAGATTGCAACCGTTCCGTCAACAGTAATCGAGCCACCGTTGTCGTCGATTGAAATTACAGTATTCGTAACGTTAACATCCAACGCATTGCTCGTCACACCAATAGCAGTCGTACCATCGGTCAACTCAACCCAGATCGGGTTGGCAACGGCGTTAGCGTTAATATCCTTTGATACTAAGCTAGGAAAATTCCCGTCAGCCATCTTCTCCTCCTTTTACCTCGATTGGTTCTTTCTTGGCCAATTTTTCTTCGAGGCGTTTGATCTCTTGTTCCATCATGATTACCTGCGCTTCGAGCTTGATGAGCTGGACATTTTTCAAATCCATAATGTCCTGCTTGGTCTTGTTGATCCTGGATACCCGTTCGTTAATTTGCACCTGAAGCCAACGTTTCTCGACTTCCCAGTCAGGGCTAACCAGCCAGTTTTGTTTTGTTCCTAAATCAGCCATGTTACACCCTGTCGAATCCTATGATCGAGGCATCGAAATCAAGACTCGATCCGGTATGGTAGTGTGTCACTTTCACATCCATCTGGGAACCATCATCTATCCGATAAGGTGTTGCATCGAAGCTGAACTCCTGGGAGTACGTCCCATCTCGCTTCGTTGCCACCAGATTGGAATCAATGTACAGTTCCCACTTTGCTCCCGCATGTCCTGAACAGATGACTTTGGTGATAAAACGCACACCGTTGGCGGCTAAAGTCGCCACAGTCGTCTGCGCGGAGGCAGGAACATTCGTTTGGACACCGCGAACCAGAAGCTGATTCTGCTCCTTGTTGGCATGTGGGAAGTTCGTGATGTTTACAAACGCAACCTTCTGGAGCTGACTCATTTACCATCCCCATATTCTGCAAATCGCGCCGCCGGTATCAGACTTCACATAGATCGAAGTCCTTTCGACGGTTTGAACGGTTACGGTTTCAGCCGGTCGAAGCTCGCCTTCAAGTGTAGCCCCGTCATAAGAGAACTGAATGTTCTGGTTTGCGTCGTCGTTGGTAATCGTGATGGTCGTCACAGAGGAGGCAAATGGACGTTCGACGTACAGATTTGTGGTCGTGTACTGTTCGTAGTTTCCTTCACCTGCTATTGTTCTTGCTATCGCATTTAACGGCGACTCAACCCATCCCATATTAAACTACCTCATGACCGCAGTTCTGACACTTATAGGCTGGCTTGATCACATCCACAATACGCTCACGGAAGACAGGCCGGTTAACAACCTGATCCTTGTATATGATTCGAGGAACCTCAATCTGTTTCTCGATCTCCTTGAACTTTGGAACGATCTCAAGCCTTTCGACCTTCACTACTTTTTCAACTTCTCGAATCACAGGCTTCTCGATAATGACCTCTTTGTAAACAGGAAGCTCGATGACCTTCTCCTTGAATACGGGCTTTGCAACCTCAACAACATTTTCGACAACTTTGACATTTCCAACAACGATCTGCTTGTCAACGAAAACTGGTTTCTCGACCACATAATCCTTGAAGACCGGTCTTTGAACTTCCACAGGCTTATCTACCAGGACAGGTTTAAGCACCTCGACTTCTTTAAATCGAGGAACCTCGACCACCTTTTCGATGACCGTTTTCTCTGCCCTGACTTCTGCTGTGTTACCGGATTCAAAAGGCATTAGTAGTCCTCCTGAAAGACGACATACAGAGTCACGTTCGTTGCCGCCGTGTTGTTCTCTGTAATCGCGTAGCGACCCAGAGGAGCAAGCACCGGAGAATACGAAACATAACGTCCTGTAGTTGTCAAAACATTGGTTCCGATTGTTCCAACAGTCGTACCCGCGCTGTTAACCGGAGTGAACCAGTTAACCCCGTCAATACTGCATTGCTGTTGGACAGTCACGTCACCAGCCGAGGAGGAAAACAATACCGATGCGTCACCGGAACACTTGTCCCATTTGAAGCTGTTAGTGTATACGGTTGTGTTTTGGGCCACCGCACCGCTATACAGCGTTTCTCTATGGATTGTCCGTGACATAGTTCCTCCTTACGTTAAAACAACGCCGGATTCGGCAACCACATGCCACTTGTTCGTACCGCCAACGAGAATCAAAGCCTCGTTAACGTTCGCCCAGGTGCAGGTCGTTGCAGCACTTCCGCCAGTAACGTTGGCCAACGATAACGTGACATCACCGTTGTCTACGACCATTTCAATGATCTTGGTTTTGCCAAGCATCGAGGCATCAGGAGCTGCCAGCGTGATTGCTCCCGCGCCGGTAACCGTGTTGTCGATCTTGGTGATGCCGATGGTAGCGGAAGCCGCCACACCGGAATCAATCGTTTCGGTTTCAGCCGAAACGTCGTTCTTGTTCAGTTCTGCTGCCGTTGCGGTAACTTGAATTTCAGCACCGGTCGCTCCGATATGAAGCTCTGTAACCTTGGTCACACCGATGTTGATATTCGCATCAGCGATCACAGCTTTGCTGGCAACCTGAGTTCCGGCGGTAGAACCGTCCAGAAGATTCAGTTCAGCAGCCGTTGAAGTCACTTGAGTCTCGGCACCAGTTGCACCGATGTGAAGTTCTGTTACCTTGCTGATGCCTGTATTAACGTTGGCATCGGCAATAACTGCCTTGCTTGCTACTTGCGTACCAGGAGTCGCACCATCGAGATACCCAAGTTCAGCAGCGGAAAGCCCGCCACCTGACATGGCGTTTAGTTCTGCCGCCGTGACAGTAAGCAAGGTACCGTCAATCTTGAGTTGCTCTGCATCGACACCTGAAAAATGTGTGAAACCCATTAGCCACCTCCTTGAAGGCACTCAGGGGGGCGGGTTACACCCCCCTGAGCAGCTTACTTCTGTTAGGACACGTTCGATCCGTAAATCCAGCTCCAGTCGGAGAACCCATAGCTGTAACGCGTATAGGTAGACCATTTGGAGATGTAGGTGTCGAAGTCTTTGTCCTTGTTAAACTCAACCGGCATACGGTCAAACCATTTCAGGAACATCTTGGCATACCGCGAGTCGATCAAATACCAGTTGTTGGAATCATTGAGGTAATCCCAAACAACGATCTTATAGCGACCCTTCCAAAAGTTCGCATCATTGTCAGCCGTACCGGATTTCTTATCGCTTGTGGTAATCGTCCAAGCGGTTTCCTCAAGTTCGGGTGGGACAAGAAGAAGGTCTGCGGTCACGTTCAACAGGTTGAGCGTGTCATCCACATAGTTCTTCATTGCCAGCCGAGCTGCCGACAGGGAGGTCTGCGAAAGAGCAGACGTACCCAGGTTCGACATAGCCGCAGTCGCAATACCGTCCTGGTCAACGCGAGTATGGCTTGCCGAACACAGCGCAGCACCGTCACCTCCAGCAAACACGCTCGTGTTGAACGCGTTGTTGAAGATCGAGGCACCGTGTTTCTCGCGCGTGCGTTTCGCAACCAACGCGAGCTGTTGAGGCCGTTTGTTGATGACCGAATACAAGTCATCATCCACGAGCTTACGCTCAATTTTGATACCTTTGACCCACTCCTTGTGGGAATAGCTGACCCGATACTGTCCAGAGAACTGCCCGTAGGGGATCGTTCCGCTGAATTCCTCAAGGTCACCCATTCCGCCAATGGCGTAGTCATACTCAACGGCCTTACCGGATTTCTCCATGCCGTAGAGCTGGTCTGACACCATGCCAGGGAGTGCGTATTCATCCATGAAAATCTTACGGAGACCTGGGTCAAGCAGGTACCCGAAATTCTCTGATTGAATAACACCCATTTTGCTTCCTCCTTGTTAGTTACTACTTATTCCTGAACTCCAAACGCATGATCCTTCAACATGATGTCATAGTAGAACTTGGGGCCAAATCCGCCTTTGATAAGATGGAGGTTGTTGACTCCGCTTCCGTTCGTCGGACGCAGGAGTTCAATGCCCTCATCTTTATCAATCCAAGTCTCAATGATCCGAAGGTTCGTTGCATCAGCGGCAGCCTGGAGGTCGGTTGAAGTGACCTTGGTGCCATCCGACGTAAGCTCGAACGAATACTTCATAGGCGGTGCAATCAGCACAGCCGTATCAGCAGCCGTTCCGTTCGCAACCAACGCGCTATCCATGGTGGCAGTACCACCAGCGGCAGCCGTCAGAAGACGAAGCGAACCTTTTACACCGGCATCGTTCAACGGAAAATAGACATAGTACCCGTCAATGTCATCTGCCAAAGCAGCAACAGTCAACGTAGCACCTGCCGTTGAAGTAATCGCCTGGTCATCTGCGGCGGCCAAAGAATGCTCGACCATATAAACCGCAAACGGATTGACGATCACTTTCCCGTAGTTCGGGCCAGCGGTTGCAGCGGGATCGTTGTCAGGAGCGTTGGAAGAAGCGTAGGTGTTCTCGTTTAGAATACCCACAGCATCAACTGCATCGTTGGCAGCAGTACCAGTAGCCGCCGTAACGAGAGCCAAGCCCTTGTCGTTCCCAGCATCAGGATCGGAAGTGCCGAGCATCAACAATTCCCCAGAGGCCAATGACGTAGCGTCAAAAACCGGAAGGTCTTTAATGATGGCTTCAGCATGTGTTAAATCATAATGGTATCGCATCACAGTCTCCTTGCGGGGTTTCCCGCACTTAGACTCTTAAAGGTTTGCCCTTAAGAATCCGTTTTGAGCGTTCTACGATTCTCTGCCATTTCGGCTTCTTCAACGGCGCATAAGGATGCGTCGCCAAAGGATTGTTAGAGATATCGTACTGGATGGTTCGACCGCATGATTTACACCGATACCTAATTCTGGTTGGGTTAATCTGCTCAACGAATGTCCAACGTTTTGCGCTGCATGTCCCCCCATTGACTGGGTACGGACAAATCAAATCGTTGGAAAACGCAGCAGGGTTAATCCCTCCTCGTACTGGAATAATCATAGATCAAACCATTCAGCTGCCCTTCAAGTTTTTAAAATAGTCTTCTTCACTTACTCCCATCGCAGCCGCAGCAGCACGCTGTTGATCGTTCAGGTTTCCCTGACCGCCACCAGAAGGCGGAAGACCGCCTCCGTCGGGAGGCGTACCGAAGTCTCCAGCTTTGTATTTCTGGATTGCTTCTTCCTGGGCTTTCTTGAGCAAAGCATCAATGTTCTGCCCTTTAATCGCATGATAAGCAAGCTCAACGATACCAGGCTTTGCTCTTTGAGCTGCCGGTAATCTGTTGACCCATGCTCTGACGTGATGCTGAAAGTCTTTAAAGTCTGCATGTTTCTGCAACGCATTATCAACTTGGGCATTCACTTCGTTGTTCACGCGATCATACCAGTCAAGAGCCATCTGAATCTCTGTCTGAACAGCCGTCCTGGGGTTCTGATCCCACAACTGCTCCAGCTGTTGGACAGGGTCTGGCGCTTGTTGAGGAATAGGCTGGCGCTGTTGTTGCTGCCCCGGCTGAAATTCCCCAAACCTAAGCTGGTTCATCTGCTCCTTGAGCTGATCCAGCTCGGCTTGTAAGCCTTGCCGTTTCTCACGCTCTCTGTGCAGTTCCGCGATAGGTACCTGCTTAGAACCATCCGAATTTTGAGCAGGAGGAGTCGCTCCCCCTGAAGGCGGCTGGTTCTTGTTTTCGTCAGTCATTGTAGACTCCTTTTTTTAGCAGGGATTTAACGGCTCCCTGTGCCGAAGCGGGCTTTATTGCCCGAAGTTTTCTGCCTCGATAACATCATCGGGCAGGTTTTTGAGTTTCTCAAGCTGAACCAAACCCTGCTGAATCGCAGTCAACTCATGCGGTTTGCAGTTCTTCAGCTTGATCATCTCAAACTGGATAAGCTCATCCAACTTTTTCACAACACCCGGCCAGTAACTCTGTTTCAAAGTCACCCATTGTTCCCTGTTCATTGCGGCTGACCTCCTCTTGGAGGAGCCAACGGAATGGGAGCCGGCCTCGGCCCAAGAATCTCGTTCTTGATCTGTTGTGGATTAGCCCCTTCGGCTAATCGTTGTTGAATTTGCATCATAGTCTGCGTTGGCAGCCCATCCTGGCCAATCGGCTGAATGGGTGTCAATAACTTGTGAAGGTCTTTGAATCCAAACAGTTCAGCGATCCGTTTATTGATCTCCTGCCTGTTGACCGTTGGATCGTTCATCGTGATCTCTTTGTATCTGAGCAACTGCTGAACCTGAATCTCTTTGTTGACCGTCTCTGAGATTCCGGTCGGCAAGAAGAACACCTTTGCCTGAATCTGCTGCGGAGTAATCAGGATCGGAGCCTGTTCTCCGTTCTTTCCCGTAATCAAAACCCACTCGTCTTCGGTCATAAACTGCTTCAGGTTTGAAAAGAAAAACATCGCGGTCTGTTGGATGAAGTCATCCTCCATCTTTTTCAATACCGGCTGGAACCTGACTCCTGCTGCACCCTGAAGAAGCTGGATTCCCATGGCCGTTCTGTGTTGACCCTGCTCTGTAGGCATAAACTGGGCAACAGCACCTGTCACCATCCTGAAGTCCTGCTTTGCCAGTTCTTCCTCCTTGTAGGCTGACTGAGTCACATCAGGAACATCCATCCAACGGATGGAAGACACCGTGTCTGTGACCTTGTGCCATTGCCCAGGTCTTGAAGTCTGGAGTTTCATCTTGTTGATCAACGGATCGTTGCCATTATAAAATCCCTGTTTATTCAACACGAGATCAACGTTGTCCAATCGTTGGTTCACCAGCTTATTGATCCGCTCCTGGGTAGCTTGACCCATCTGACCCACACCAATCCCAAACCATCTGGATTTTGGGTTCTCGAACAGAGTGAACTTGACATACGGAGCAATCTGGTGGTTATACGGGTTTGGAATACAACGAACCAAAACCTTCCTGTTGACGATCATGATCCAATACGGGACAGCCAGTCTCTCAACCACCTTCTCGTCTTTAAAGATTTTGTCGTCATACCCGCCCCAGTAGGTCAGAAGCTCGTATTGGTCTCCCTTTTGGGCTTCTGTCAGTTTGTCCCCTTCGTCTGGAGGGAACTCAGAATCAAGGGCTTTCTGAAGGTTCTGGAACTTGAAATGCGGGTTTAACTGAAGCATCCGAAGCGCCTGTGCATCAATCACCTGACGCCTGATAACCGGCAGGGAATCATTCATGCACTTCTTTGCCGGATGCGGGAATATCTCAAAGAAATCAACGGACTTAAAATCAGGCCGACTCTCCGTAATCCCGTAGGTTCTCATGAAGTTTTCAACCGTCCAGCCTCTTTTCACGCACCAAGACCCAGCCTCTGCATATCCGGTTCCGTACAGGGTGCATTGTTGAATGGACGGTATACACTCCGTATCAACGTTATTGATCCTGAAGTAGTGTTGGATGATGCCTTTAATCCTGATAGCCTGCCCAGCAGGAGAGTCTCCTTCGGCTTTCACGTCAACAGGAGCATCGTTGGGAAACAACGCCGTGTGTACTCTTGGTGATATCGTTTGTTCAGATTCCGTGATAAGAGGTATGGGAACACCGTTCATCCACTCTTCATCACGCATTAAAGGCTCTTGCATCCAATGACGATAGATCATCTCACAGCGATCCATCCAATCCTTGTGATAGCGCTTGTATCTCTTGAACTCCTTGACCACATAATCAATAACAACCTTTTCATCCTTTTTAACAACAGGATAACGCTCAACTATAATCTTCTCTTGAGCTTGTGGTTGTTCAAGTAACTGTATAACCGTGTCTTTATCACCCATATATCACCTTTTTAGTTGACACGAGCATTGACAGAGTGTATAAAATACCCGCTGCACACGCACGCTATCACTCTCATACACTCTCTCATGTACGCAAAGCCTTTATAAAAAGAAAGAGACAGAGAGGTTTCTTTAAGGAAAGAGGGTACTAGGGGGAAAACCCCTTTCTTTGTAAACATTTCAAATACACCGTATATACGCGACAGATACATAATTACCTATACATTCCTTAAGAAACCAAAACCATCAGTATTTGAGGCAGTTGGAGTCGGCATTGTTATGCCTTGGCTGTACTGATCAACCCTCCCCTTTGATTTCATCGGTTTCCAAGTAACGGCACTTAAACCGGTTTTTGTTTGAACTTCTTTTGCGGCTGCCTTCTTGTCGTATCCCTTGCTCAAGAGGTCTGCATACATCTGCTTTGCTGAAACAGGATCAAGATAATTATCCATACCAGCCGTCTCCGTTGTTTTGGTTTTCAACATACTTGCCAAGCTTGATACCATCAAACGTTTTTACGTTTCCGTTTTCATCAGTATCTACAACAAAATCAATAGGTTGTGAGAAGTATCTTCCGTTCTTGAAAACAATCTCGTTCCCAAGACGTTCCTCTTCTTGAAGCATCAAATCCCAAGTCGGATGATTACGCCCCTTAAGAACCATGCCTGTCCTTGGATCAAGACTCGGCCAATGCCCAGTCCTGTCAGGCCCAAGCTTGGCATTCCTGGCAAGCATGTAATCATAACCATCCGCTTCTGGATCAAAGGCATTCTTCCACAGCTGGACAAGTTCCTTGGCTCTGCTCTTGGTTTGATGGTACCACTTGGAATTCTCCATCTCGGCAGCTGCCCTGTTCCAGTCACGGGCTTTAATGGCCTCTTTCATGTTCTGAAAGGTCTTTAATTTGTTGCCCATGTTGTAGGCCATATCGTTCAAGATCAGCTGTCTGTCTGCATTGAGCTGGTCATAATCTTCCCCTGCGAAGTCCTGGGCAATCCCCTGGGCAATCTGATACTGCTTGTCGAAATAATCCTGGGCAGCAGCATAAGTGATTTGCTTTGGCAGGTTCGGATGCGCGTTCATGTTAAAACCAAACCCAATCGTTGGATTACCCAACGAATCCATATACGGCGTTGAACTAAAACCGCCCTCAAGACGTTGCGTCATCTCTTTGCCACGTCTAACGTTAGGACTAAGAGCCAGGTTCTGACTACTCAACGTTTGGGCCTGACGTTGGACAGTCTGCGGCTTCTGCATGTTTGAAATCCCGGTCTCTCTATCCGGTGGTCTGATCATCATTGGACTGCTCTGCTTGCTCTCAGTTCGCTTAAATAAGGGGCTGCGATTGCCTGCGGTGCCTGGAACCGTCCGGTCTGGCGTGGGAAATTAACAACCCCGCCGCCTCTTCCACCTATGGTTTTTCCACCACCTTCAAACGGCTTTATTTTAATCCTAAAGGGTTTCTTTCTCTGGTTGCCTCTGACCTCCTCCATGGACTTAAGCTGTTCCCTGAACTGCTCAATCGACATGGAATTGGCCGCAATCATGGCAGCGATCTCATCATCCGACTTGACCTGGCTCTGCGCCTTCTCTTCTTCTGTCTCTGCCTGGATAGGTTCACCAGGTTCACCAGGTTCACTTTTCTTCGCCTTTGCTTTTGCTTTTGGCGATCCATACAGAGCATTGGCAGCCTGGGACGCCAAAGGCCCCAATACAGCTACAGATTCGGGCAGTCTGATAGGGAACGCCATCTCCGTACCAAGCATCCTAGACAGCCATGGAACCACGGCTCCACTTCTCATAACAGCCCTGCCTCCAACAACCTTGCCTGTCGGGGGAATAAGTCTCGTACCCAGCCCCATACTGGCTCCTGCCAGTCTTTTCGCTCCAATCCCTCCAAGCCATGAAACAGGGCTAGTCATCACATCCGTAACATCGCCAGAAAATCGCGCTAGGCTCTCCTGCATGGCCTCTGGGAGAAAAGCTCCTGCCGGGTGATATCCTTCCGCCAGTACATCACCAACCGACGCTCCGAAGCGCTGGCGGAGGAACCCTGGCATATCAACCAGAGGTTGGGCAAATGCAGCCGAGATGTCCCCGTACTTGCTTAAAGCAGGAATAACCGGCTTATAGACAGCCTGAGCGTACTTTGCCGGGAGTTGAGCGCCTTCCCACAGGGCTTTTCCGTAGGCTTTGGCAGCAGGGCCGGTTTTGCTTCTGACAGCTTGAGTAAATGGACGGTTCATAGCCATATTATTCCACCAAGCTCCTGTATGACCCAGAACTTACCGGCTTTGCCGGGTATTTCGTGTATTCCCCCTTATACTGGGGAACATCGGCCTCTTCTGACTCAGGTTCGATGTATCTGGGGTCGTAGTTGAAGATATATTTCAAACAATCCATGAAATGGTCGTTCTTCTTCTTGGCAACTTCCTTCAGATCGTACTCATCCTTGTTTCTTCGGTATTCGTCATAAACATAATGCTGAAACTCATAAATGGTCTGTGTACACAAGCGGGAAATCCTGAGATTGGGAGTAGCTTGGTTAGTCGTGGGAGAATACAGAGGCTTTAACGCCTGCCGTATGCGGGCTTTACCAAGGAATGGATCAGAATTTGCCCGCTCTGTGTACACACCGTGGCGCATCAGTTCTTTTCGGATGTTGAATCCACCCGCCGCAACGTTGTCCTTGTCGTTGTGCGGGTCAATCAGCCTGATCTGAGGAGTCATCTTGCCCTCCTGAGCCAGGATCGCATGAGCAATTTGCTCAATGTCCATATCTTTCAGCCATAATTCATCATAAATCCACATGAAACCCTTTGGATCAACAGCCATCCACAAAACTGCCGTAGGAGTACGCTCATGAGGGTCAATGGCCATGTACTTCGTCCAGTAGTCTTTGACCCTGGGAGGTTCACAGATGTGGATCATTGGGTCGAACTCTTTGTATACGAGACCGGAAAGGTGCATGAACCGGCCATGAAGACGTGCTTCACGCTCGTCCTCGGTCAATATCTTCTCAAAGTTCTTGATTGCTTCTTCTGTCAGGTAGGGGTTGTGACGGATATCACACGTTACAACGAAAACTTCAGGATCAGCGTTGGTGTAGATGTCGTCGTATATCCATGGTTGAGTAAGAGGGGTAAGGGTGAGCCAATCTCGTCCCTGGAAGTCAACCAACCCACGAAGGGTTGCGATGTATTTATCTCTCGGCGGAGGCTCATCAAACCATGCAATATGGCCCCTCCACCCCTCATACTGTTCGGTTGACATCTCGTAAGTCAAGATGTCAAACTGATTTCCGTTCTTTAATGTCCATTTGGTAGGTATTCCGATGGGATTTCGCCACTTGCGAAGAACTATGCTTGCGTCCAGCCACTCCTCCAGAAACGGTATAATTACCTCTCCCACGCCCTTCTGGAGGTCTGTGGCGCAAATACGGCCTATCACCTTACCATGGAGCCTTTTTTCCGTAGGATACCAGTCTGGGTACACCCCTGTGATGTGGAAGAGAAACTCCATGCCTCCGGCTGTGGTCTTGCCGGTTCGGTTGCCGCCGAATATCGCACGAGTCTTCGCCTGGGACAAGTGGAACATCTCCTGCTTGTCGTGAGGCTTATACGTCCGAATCCTCTGACTCTTCGATAAGGCGATGCCTTGCGCTAAGAGCGTCAGATAGCGTTCTTGGAGTTCCCTTGGGAGAGTCAGGAATTGCTCTTCCGACAACTTTTCCTGTTCCCAGGGATATGAGTCTACGGTATTCAACACTTAACTCCTGTGGTGTCATCTGGTTAAACTGGTTAAACTGGCCTATCTCAACGTTGGGTGTGGCCTTATTCAACGCGTTGACGATACTAACAAGCTCCTTCGTTGGCCTCTTCTTCAACTTCTTGATCTCAATCACACGATCCTTCAAGAGTTCGATTGCTATCTTTTTGCACTCTTTTGTTAGTTTATGGAGGTCTTTGTGTGATTGCGATAGCTGTTTTTGTAGTTCTGATTTGAAAAGGTAGGACAAAGGTGCTGCTTTGGGAGAGCCTTCGATCAGATCGTAGAGGTAATCCGTTGAGATACCGCAGGACTTAGCGATTTGCTCCGTGCTTGACTCCGCCTCCACGAGCATCTTGATGGCCTTGTAGTGCTTCTCGGCCATACCTGCGGATTTACTCATAGACCTCCCAACAACAAAAAAGGCGTACCCAATGCCTGGATACGCCCATTTGTTCTCTACAAAGCCATATAACACAAAAATGACTAAAAGTCAAGCAATTTATAGCATTTAAAAACTATTTTGGGTGAAGCCATATAGATCGGGTGGTCACATAGAGACCCCCGGTGGGGGTCAAACCCAGGGGGTGGGGGTAGAGTATTTTTCACGCCGACGCGCTTAAACAGCGAAGCGCGTCGGCGCTAAAAAAAAATAATGGAGGTATGTGATGAAGAAGATTAACTATGCGAGTGTCGTGGACAGGATTGCAAGTCAGAAGACCGTGGAGCCTGAGAAGTTTGAGGATGCCACTTCGGTGTTAACCATTCTTACCGGGAAAGGTAAGGAGGGTGCGGAGTGGATGGGCCTCACGATGAACCGCAGGCTCCTGGGTTGCAAGAAGGAGCAGGCCGGAATGGTATGGCTTGGTGAAGACAACAAAGATGTCTTCAAGCAGCTGATTCAGGCCGGCGTGAAGGTGGTTCCGGTTGGCAAGTAACAGAGAGGGGGAGAGCAATCTCCCCCTTTTTTTGTGTTTTGAGAATAAGGGCAACCGAAACTGTATGCTGACCTTGGAGGTACTTGTATGACGGATGATAGGTTTGTTTGGGGTGGAGAGTTTGGGAGTGTGTTGTTGTCGAGTGATAGTCTCAAGGACAGGTTCGACACACATGACCAGAGGATAATCAACGAACACTACAAGGATTCGTTGGATTATCGTTGGGGTATCAAGGCTGTGTGGGAGGAGAACAGGTTGTTGGGTCGTGCCTGGGAGATTATTGCAAAGACAGGCATCAGGCCGCTGATGATGGACTTGGAAACGTGGGTTGCTAAACACGAGGACAAGGAGGTCGCATGATTCCTGATTACGAACTGTTCGACATGAAACGTTTGATGGTAATCAACAGGCTTGGGAATCATTACAAGCTGGAACAGGAGGAAATCAACGAGGTCGTGGGCAACTACGGGTCAACAATCAACAACGCAATCAGACTGGGACAGCCGGTTCAGTTCATATCGGACATGCTGTTCAAGTTATACAAGGACAGTCTGGCAAACCATCAGTTTGAATTCAAGTTTTAAGGAGGATGTATGAAAAAGAAAGCCGAACCCACGCAGCCATTGAAACGTACAAGCAAGAAGTGGTGTGAGTGTGGGTACAAGAGGCACGGGAAAAACCACGACCAGGGCAGTCATCACAAACAGACCAGAAAGGAGGGTTGATGGATGAGGACGCATTAGACTTTGATGCGTATGAGATGGAATATACGCAGGGTTGAAGAGATGGGGTGGTGGGCTACGGCTCGCCACCCCGCTTTTTTTATGCTCACTAAAACAAGGAGGATTGTATGGAAATCAACGTTGAAGAAGGACAGACGGTACAGATTGGTGAGTTCAACGGCAACACCATTGTCAACGTGAAGAGGTTTAAGGGCAAGGCATACGTTGACATCCGTAAGTGGTTCAACACCGGCAGTAGTTTGGCTCCAACCAAGAAGGGAATCAGCATTGAATTGATTGATGTGTCAACGCTGATTGATTTGTTATCCAAGGTAGAGGAACTGAAAGCGCAAGGGAAACTGTCATGAGCATCGTGACCTGGATTATGGCATGTGACAGGTGCGGCAAGCACATCAACGTTGGGAAGGGAGAGAGTTACAACATCGTTGGATGTGAAGACGTATGCCATCCATGTTATGACCTGCCCGATGTTGATGGTGAAGTTGGTGAAGTTATTGAAGATACACCGCAACAGGTACTCGATATGAAAGACCACTACTATAACCAAGGAGGCAGCAAATGAGCAGCTTCGATACGCATGTTCAATGTGAAGAGGGATACGGGTTGGTTGAGGATGACATCCTGTTATGGGAGGGTGTCATTAACAAACTGAAGTTCCGTATGTGGCTGCATTTGTATGAGGATGAAGGCCCTGAGTTCTACACACAGGTGTACAAGAATGGGTTGTGGAGACATTGGGATACATCCAACGCAGCTGATGTGGCAGAGCAGTTAATCCAACCGTTCATGCAGGAGCCTGATTGGGATGACCTGTATGAACAACAAAGGGAGGCAGAGTATGAAGATAACGCACGCGTTAGGCAAGTCAACTGACCTTG